GAGATATATTAATATATGCTAAAAATCAACCGTTTGAGTTTTTAGAAATATTAGATGATCCTATGTTAGAAATGCAAGATCATGTAGCTCAATTCTTTGCTCAATCTTTATTAATTTACAAGAACAATAATAAAGACGTATACTTTAATTTACCTAAAAACAAAAGTAAAATGTTGACGGTTCCTTTTGGTGAAGAAGGAGTTTATATTGTTGCATCTTATATGCAGTCAGATGATGGTATTGAAACATACAAGCTATTGAAAAAAGCCTTGAAGAAAGATAAATAGATTAGGTATATTTGCACTACAAGTAATATTTTTTTTTAACTTAAAATTTTTTTAAAATGGTAAAATATCTAGAAATCCCTATTACAGCTACAGGGGAGACTTTTCAATTAGTAGCAATTAATGGTGTAATTATTGTTGAGCAAACGAGCACAACAGTAGTTTCTTTAACTTATGGTGGTGCGGCAGCTCAAGACGTAGTAGCAATAACTTTAGGAGCGGCTATGGCTGCAAATGATGTTACTGTTAGAGACGCTATTCAAGATGCAATGATTACGGCTTTACAAACTGGCTGGACTTCTCCGAAGTTTAGACTAAGTTTAGACGGTCTTGAAGATGCGGCTGCGGCTCCAGTTACAATTACAGGAATCGCAATATCGTAACAATAATTATGTAATATTTAAGAGGGGTCACAAAAAAAGTGACCTCTTTTTTTTTGCTATATTTGTAAATATTTAAAATGTATTTTCTATGGCTATGATCAATAACGTAAGGAATACAGTATTGGCAATTATAAATAAAAATAATTACGGATACTTATCTCCTCAAGACTTCAATCTGTATGCTCAACAAGCACAGATGGATTTATTTGAAGATTATTTTTATCAATACAATCAATATATAAATAGAGAAAACTTAAGACAGTCAGGAACTGGATATGCTGACATAGTAAAAGGATTAGAAGAAGTGATCGATTCTTTTTCAGTACAAACATTTTTAACATCTGGAGGTGCAAATACATGGACTCTACCATCTGACTATTATTTGGTAAACAAAATATTTCACTACCCTAGATTATTAACTTCTGGAACTACTACGTCAACTAACCCAAATCAACTTATAAATGCGGCTTTAATAGGGCAGACATCCCCACCTCGTTTTGATACAGGTGTAACAGGGTTTACAATTTTCCCTGCAACAGGTAGCTTGGTAGTAAACACAGATACATTAAAACAATCTTTTGTAAATAATGTTGTAAGTTCTACTACATTGAACTTAGCAATAGATATTTTTCAATCAGCTGTTGTACCACCAAATGAAAACTACAGTATATTTGATGCCAACACAATAGCTGAAGTAGAAAGAGTAAGTCAGAATAAATTATTTTATTTAACTAGCTCTACACTAACAGCACCAACCACATTATTTCCTGCTTATGTATTAGATGGAAATACTATAACAGTATATCCAAGCAGTATACAGGCAACTGGTGCAATTAAAACACAATACGTTAGATATCCTAAAGCTCCAAAATGGACTTTTGCAACTATTACTTTAGGAGAACCTTTGTTTGATGCAACCGCAGCTGACTTTCAAGATTTTGAATTACCTCTTTCTGATGAGCCAGGATTAATTGCAAAGATATGTCAGTATGTAGGGATTGAAATAAGAGAGGCAGAAGTTTATAATTTTGGATCTACAGAAGAGGTTCAAGAAAACCAAATACAAGTATAAGATATGGCATATATTACTGACTATCAATATTATGAAAACAACGGTGTATCTCCTTTAGAAAAAAACTGGGGATCCTATCAGTATGTAAGTTTAGAAGATATAGTTCAAAACTTTATGCTAATATATAATGGTAATAACGAAATACTAAACAACGTAGAAAGATATCAAGTTTTGTTTCACGCCAAAAGAGGTATACAAGAATTAAACTATGATGCAATGAAGGAGATAAAAATTCTTCAGTTAACTCTAGATTCTCAAATAAGATTTGTATTACCACAAGACTATGTTAATTATGTAAGAATATCTTATTATAGAGACGGTGTTCTTTATCCAATGACCGAAAACATACAGACTATGTGGAGTGGAGCATACTTGCAAGATAATAACGCTAAAATATTATTTGATATTAACGGTAATGTTTTAAAACCTGAAAACTCTTTAGTAGATCTTTCTAGACAAGGCGGTGGTATGACTCAGCTATATTTAGGTGGAGGGCCGTTTAATGGTCAAATGGGTTATTGTTGTGATGGAGAATGGTTTTTTGAAAGACAAATAGGTGATAGGTTTGGATTAAACACAGAAACAGCAAACACAAATCCTTTGTTTACTATAAACAAACAAGAGGGAGCTATCTATTTTAGTTCTGACATAAGTGGGCAATCAGTGGTATTAGAGTATGTTTCTGACGGAATGAATAATGGTAATGATTCTGAAATAAATGTAAATAAATTATTTGAAGAGTTTATATATGCATATATAAGATATTCTTTATTAAATAGTAAGTTTGGTGTACAAGAATACATTGTTAATAGAGCAAGAAAAGAAAAGTCAGCACTATTAAGAAATGCTAAGTTAAGATTAAGTAATATGCATCCAGGCAGATTGCTAATGAACATGAGAGGTCAGGATAAATGGATAAAATAGTATGGATATTAACACTAATTTTATAGCAGGTAAAATGAATAAAAGCGTTGATGAACGCTTAATACCTCAAGGACAATACATAGACGCACTTAATGTTAGATTAGGATCAACAGAAACAACTGAAATAGGTGCGGTTGAAAATTCAAAAGGAAATACTATATTAACTGACATTGGATATGAGGGAGTAACTCTTTCAAGCAATGCAACCTGTATAGGTGCTTTTGAAGATGGGGTTAATGAAAATATATATTGGTTTGTTCACGACCCCACTTCGGCCTTATCAGCTTCTGGTAAGATAGATATGATATTGTCTTATAATGTTTCTGGTCAATCTACAACATATCATGTTGTTAGTGAAACTGTTTTAAATTTTAACCCTGTTTATTTAATAACAGGAATTAATTTATTAGAAGATTTATTGTTTTTTACTGACGATTATAATCCTCCAAGAAAAATAAATATAACAAGAAATTATCCTGAGCCAAATCCTTTGGGGGATCAAATAACTGAAGAAGAGTTAAATGTTATTGTAAAACCACCTGGGTTTAGTTCCTACACCACTTCTTTAGGAGTTGTTGAGTATGAGTTATCAGCTCCTAAAATAGAATTAACAAATGTTGTGGGAGAAGAAAATTTTATAAAAGATAAATTTTTATGTTTTGCTTATAGATATCAGTACACTGATAATGAGTATAGTGCAACATCATTATTTACTGTTCCAGCTTTTGAGCCAGGACTTTTTAATTTTGAATATGGTAATTATTACAATGAAGGTATGGAAAATACTTTTAATTCAGTAAATATTACTTTTAACACAGGTGGTAAGCTAGTTATTGGGGTAGAGTTGTTGTTTAAAGAGTCTGGAAAAAACACAATTAATGTTATCGAAAGGTTTGATAAAAAAAACTTAGGGTGGTCTGACAACTCTTTGCAAAATTTTCGTTTTACAAATTCTAAAATATATACAGTCTTAGGTAGTGACGAATTATTAAGAATGTATGATAATGTTCCTAGACTTGCACAGGCTCAAACTATTATGGGTAACAGGTTAATATATGGAAACTATGTAGATCAGTATGATATTACAACAATAGATGGTGAGCCTATAGAAATTAATTATACTACTGAAGGTAATTCAGACCAAATAAGACAAGATATAGTTCCTTTTGATTTGGTAGGAATTGGTGATGCAAATCAAATTGACTCAACATCTGGTGGAGTCTTTGTTCCCTTTTCTTATGGAAGATGGAATCTGCCTAACTCATCCATACCTTTACCTATACCTAGGTTTGCTGAAATTTCACTTGTCATAAAAGTTACTTCTACAGCTGCATATCCAGCAACAGATCCTGGGTACTTAGCTTTGGGCGGAGACACAGCAAGTCCATTATTTCCAACAGGATTTACAACTAATGCTCTGTCTAGTCAAATAGAGTTGCAAGTTACTATTGTTGCTAGACAAAGTTATGCTACTTATTTAGACTTTACAAATTCAGTAGAATTTGCTGAAGCTGTAGGTACAGGAACGCCTGGAACATCAGGATCGACAATAACACAAATAAGCCCTACTGCAACTTATGGAGGATCTTTATCTGATAGGTTTTATAGCATAATACAACCACCAACATCACCAACCTACCCTGTTGACTATGTATTTAAAACAGCAGGTTTGTGGGATCCAGGCACTGGAGCACCTATTCCAGCTCAAGAGGGATATAAAATGGATTCTTTTGCAACTGGGGTTAGATTACAACAACCATCAGTGCAATATCAATATGACAATGGATCAGGAACTATAGTTAATGTTTATGAGTATTTTGCTTTTTCAGTAACTAACATTACCATTATAGGCCCTCCTGCTATAGCAGAATCAACAGATTGTAATTTTATTTATACAAGCAAGTCTAACTCACTAAGCCTCCATAGTAATAGAAACTTTGAGGCAGGGATTATGTACATGGATGATTATGGAAGAGCAACAACTGTATTGGTATCACCTAATAATACAGTTTATTTTGAGCCAAGCAACTCAATAGATATAAATAAGATTATTGCCAAGGTATATAACAAACCCCCTTATTGGGCTACTAAGTATAAGTTTTTATTAAAACCGTCTTTAGGTGCTTACAATGTAATATATAGTAATAAAATATTTACAGATAAAGTTAACTCTTCTATTTCATGGGTATTGCTAGAAGGGTATGCAACCTCAATAGTTTCTAAGGGTGATATACTTACTGTTAAAATACAAAGTAATGGCTCTATAACTAGAACTCTAGTAGAGACAACAGTTCTAGATATTGAAGCAAAAGCATCTACGGCTGATCCAAACCTGCCCGATGGTGCACCAGCAGGATTGTATATGAAAATACAACCAAGAGGTTTTGTTGCTCAGACATCTCTAAATTCATTAATAGACGAAGGGTTTAAAGAAAACAATTTTGGTGATAAGCCAAAAGTAACATACCCACTATTTACAACAGACGCTGCGGGGGTAACAACAAATTACAGTATGCCTGTAGGTGCGTCAGCTACTATGTACTTTGCAGGATGGAGAGGGTATGCATGGTTTTGCACTACAGACTTTAGATGCGAAACTGTTCCATCAAATGTTCGTTTTGTAAGCGGAGCAGAAGCTGTTGATTTTAGAGATTTTTGGAACCAGGGAGGTTTGAATCCTGCGGATTTTATGCAGAACTCAGGAACAGGTTCTTTAATTCCTAAATACTACGATACAGTTTATTCTTCAGGTGACGGGCCTGCTGATAGTTCAGGAGAGGTACAGTTTTGGTTTACTCAAGATGTTCTTGGAGACCCTGCATCTGAATTAAATCTTTGTGTAAGAACTACAATGAATGAATGTACTCTTGGACGGTTTGATACAAGGCCTGTAAACACTGAGGCTCATATAGTTGTAGATAGAAATAATAATTTTATGGCTTTTGAAACTGCTCCAGCTATATCGGATGCAGATCTTTATTATGATTCCTCAGAATCATATAATATACTTCCTGATGTTAATGGTGATTTATCCCATTTTTCTAATAACCAAGTAGGAAGTCAAAATCAAATAATTTCTACTGGAGTACCTGCCGTTATAACTTTACCATTTGGTGATTGTTTTACATTTGGAAATGGTGTAGAAAGTTTTAGATACAGAGACTTACCTACTACTAATTTTTTTAATATAGGAGAAAGAGTGTCGGCTGTTAGCAACACATTGTTTGAAGAAGCCGATAGATTTGCAGGATTAACTTATAGTGGAGTTTATAGTGGGTCTTCTAATGTAAATAACTTAAATGAATTTAATTTAGGCTTAGTAAACTTTAAAGATTGTGAGTTAATTTACGGGCCTATAATGAAATTGCACTCACGACAAACAGATATATTAGTTTTACAAGAAGACAGAATATCATATGTACTGGCAAATAAAAGTTTAATTAGCGATTCTACGGGTGGTGGAGCTATAGTTTCTACACCAACAATACTGGGTCAGCAAATAGCTAGAATAGAAGAGTATGGTATAAGCTTTAACCCAGAAAGTTTTACAAGCTGGGGAAGAGATATGTACTTTAGTGACACAAAAAGAGGGGCGGTAATAAAGTTAACTGGTGCTGGATTACAAAGCGATTCACTTGAAGTTGTTTCAGCTTTAGGAATGAGGTCTTATTTTAGAAATAAATTTGCGGATCAATTAAACACACAAAAGCTTGGAGGTTATGACCCTTATATGGATGAATATGTTTTTTCAACAAACAATAAATTAGTTCCATTCCCTGTGCCAAATATTGAGTGTGGTACTCAAATTCAAAAAACCAACACCTCTTCACCATTAAGTTTTGTCGTAGATGTAACGGTAGCGACAGGAACTTTTGATATTGTTGTTAATCCTGTAGGGTCTATGGATGTAAATGTTGTAGTTGTATACAATAATATTACCACAACAAATAATAATTTAACAGGGCCTACTACTATTTCTATAACTAAAGCCCAACAATATCCAACTACCGCAACAGTAACGGTTACACCTAACGAGGAATCATCATTTAGGTTGTTTCCAAATTGCGTAGCTACACAAACATTAAATGTAGTGTCGGTTGTTTTAGGGTCGCCAATAAGTGGATTAATAGGAACTGGTGCTCAAACTATACATTATGAGTATAGTTGGACAAATGGTTCCTTTACAAGCCCGTTAGAGTCAAATCAAGTAACATTTAGCGGAACTGAAAATGTAAGTAATTATATTATAAATACAGGACAAACCTCTATAGGAATGTATCCAGGTACTGGATCTACGGTTTCAATGAGAAGTAATAAAATTACCCCAGACACCTTTACGTTTACAGATACAGAAAATAGATTCTATGCGATAACAAGTAATGCTTTACCAGCAACATCTGGAAATACATTTGATTTAACATTACTGACTAATCCATTAGCACCTATAGTAGGGTCTAGTCCTGACCCTGTAACTAATGTAGATAATATTTATACAGCTATATCACCAGCTCTTAATATAACACCAAGTACGCAAACACTTTACTTAGTTTGGGACTTTAGAGACAGAAGAAATGAAGATATGTGTTACTCTACTATAGATGCAACTGACGCCTGCATAGGGTGTAACCCAACATCAAGTTGTACTGAGTTTTCATCATCCGATGTGCAAGGGTTGTTTTCACTGGCTTGTAATGGTGGTGCAGGTATACCTATGAGATCGGCAAATTTTTTCCATGACGGTACGGGAACTTTCCCACAAGTAGGAGATAAGGTTTACAAAACTTCAGGGCCTAACCCAGCAATACCTTGTAATCAAGGAGTTCAAGCAGACCCTGGATATTATTATTTACAAAATGGAGATGTTATGTTTATACAATCATTAACCTCTGATGTGACAAGCATTTTACCTTGTCCTTAAAAAAATAAAACTATGGCAACAACAGTAACTAAATGGCATGATGGAAGCAACTTTGTTTTTGCATATGCCGTATATGATGATCAAGCTTTAACAGTCCCAGCAGCTGATGGGTTTTATCAGTTTGGTGGATATGTAAGACAACAATTAAATGGAAAACTAGAACCTTTTACACAATGTTAAAATGGCAATAAAAGAAACTTTATCATACAGCGATGGAGTAAAAGGATGGCCATCTTTTTATTCTTTTTTACCCGATTATTTAATTGGAATGAATAGCTTTTTCTATTCGTTTCATCAAGGCCAACTTTATAGACACAACACAAATGATACTAGAAATAATTATTATGGCGTACAGTATAACTCAACTATAACAGGAGTATTTAATATTCAGCCACAGACTATTAAATTATTTAAAACAATGTCTTTAGAGAGTGACGCTGCCTGGGGTGTGGAAACTTTAGAAACAGACTTAGGAAATGGAGAAATGTTAAGCACTTATTTTGAGCAAAAGGAAGGGGAGTGGTTTTCTTTTATTAGAAACAAAAGTACAACAGTCAACTTTAAACTAAGATCGGCTAACGGAATAGGGCAGATTGCAGCTGTTAACGTAGCTTTTGTAGGTATTGATGTAGTTTTTAATGTAAGCCTGGGAAGTATAATTAGTATTGGAGACACATTATATCATCAGGTAACCCCAACATCTTCTCGACCTACAGGAATAATTACGGCTATTAATCAAGCAACAAACACAGTAACTATTGCAGTAGTATTAAATAATCCACTTCCAAGTCAGTTTGCCTTTTATTATAAAGACCCTGTTGCTGAATCGCATGGAGCTCGTGGATATTTTATGAGATTTAAGTTAGAAAACACAGATACGACTCCAGTTGAACTGTTTTCTGTAGGTAGTAGTGTGATGAAAAGTTATCCATAGATTTTATTATCTTTGCATAGATGGCTTTAAATATCAAACCACTAAGTGATAAAGATTATGATGATATACTATGCGGTTGGTGGAAAGATTGGAAATGGACTGCCCCTAAAAAAGATTTTTTGCCAGACATGGGGTATATGGTTTATTATAATGACGAACCAATTTGTGCTGGGTATATGTATGTAACGAATTCTAATGTAGTTTTATTAGAGTGGATTATATCTAGTTTTAGATTTAAAGACAGAAAGATTAGAAAAGAAGCATTATTAATGTTAGTGCAGACGGTAACAAGTCTAGCTACAACATTAGAAAAAAAATATGTATATTCACTTTTAAAAAGTAAGTCTTTAATTGAAATATACCAAGAGTTAGGTTACAAGAAGGGTGATAGCAACACACAAGAAATGATTAAAATATTATAAATGGCATTAACAACAGCAACAATATTAGCACTTGGTGGTGCAGCCGTAGGTGGTGGAATGAACTTAGTTCAAGCTGGAAAAGCAAGACAGGCACAGAGAAAAGCTGATCAAGCTGCGGGTAAACTGATGGCAGATGCAAAGTCTAAATTAGAAAAAAACTATTATGAGGGGCTAAAAATACCTACTGAAGCATACGATCAAGCATACGAAGCAAACGCACAGGCACAAAGAGAAAATGTTGAGGCACTACAACAGGCTGACGCAAGAACTTTAGCAGCTGGTGTAGGTCGGGTAGGGGCTTTATCAAATCAAAACACACAACAGATAAGAGCACAACAGGCACAAGAAATGTTTGAGTTAGATAAATTAAAGGCTGGAGCAAAAGAAGACATGACACAGCAGTTAGCACAAATGGATGTAGCTCAGGCTCAAGATGAAGCTGCAAGAGCTGCACAAGCTGATGAAAAAGTTGGTATGTTACAGGCTGGAGCAGCCAATGCTGTTATTGGAGGTATTACTTCTGCGGCACAAGCACAAGAACTAAACACAATGAGCCAGGCAGATAAAGCATTATCTAAAACTTATGCTGATAATGAAGCCTTATTTATGGCTCAAGGTATAGATAGAAATGTTTACTTAAAGAACCCAGAAAAGTATGCAGACCTCTTAAAAAACGGTGCACCAAAAACAGCCTCAACAGCCTCAAATGCTAAATTAAATTTTAATAGTAATTATTCTTTTCCATCACAAGAATCGGCTTTAACATTAAACACAGATACTAGCAGGTTTAATTTTCAACCAATAGACTTAAATTATGGTTTTTCTTTTGAAGATAGAATGAAGTCTTTCATGAATAAGCCCAAGGTAGATTTGACTGCTTCATTAACTCCGTATAATATTAGATCGTACTAGAATGGCTAGAAAAGACATAAACTTTAACACATACGTTGAAAGAGATTTACAAAAAACTACAGTAGATTGGGGAACTGTAGCTAATAAATTAACTGGAGACCTACTAAAAATACGAGAAGAAAGAGCGGCTGAAAGAGATAAGATAGCTCAAGACACCATTGAAGCTACCGATAAGGTAAACAAAATGGAAGAGTATTCAAGTCAGACCTTACAAAATTTAGCATTGGGAATGTCAGGAGACTCAGCAGAATTTTTAAGAGTACAGCAAGATTTATTTAACAGAGGTCTTATTTCGCAAACCGAATTAGCACAAAATAAACAGAGGGTATTAGGTGACTGGCAACAGTTTGGAAACATAAGTAAAAGGTGGGAGTCAGACTATGCCAACATGGTTAAAAGAGCAGAAGATGGTGATGCTTCAACTTTTGAGATTTGGTTAAGTAAACAAAATGCTGAGTTTGGTAACTTAAAAGGTGTAACTGGTTTTGTAAATCCACAAACAGGAACACTTTCTTTACTTAGAAGAGATGGAGATGGAAAGGTTTCAAGCGATCCATCACGCCATGTAAGTTTAAACCAGATGCAAAATAGATTTAACACACAAATACAAAACGTATCTAAAGATAATGCTATTGATAAAAACCTTAAAGACTCAGTAGATCAGTTAGGTAAATTAGTTATTGCAAAGCTAACTACGAATGATAAGGGAGAAAATGATGGTGGAGTGCTGTCTGTAGAAGGTCAAAAACAGGCTATGGAGTCAGATGAAATTAAAAAGTACATTAATGGTACAGTAAATGGATATTTGTCTAATGACTATAAAATATTTAGTGTACTAGGAGATGTTGTAGGTGAAGATAAAAATGGTAATAAGTATGAGCCAACAACCAGTCTTGCTGAAGCAAAAAAAGATCCTTCTAAAGTTCTTGTAAGATATGATGAAAGCACAGGAATGGCAGTTCCTATCAATGACGCACCAAATTGGGAGGCTCAAAAAGGTGTTGCTGAAGAGGCTGTTAAAAACAGAATGCTTGTAATGCTAGACGATGTTTCGTCAATCAAACCAGGAGATAAAGATATGAACAACTATCAAAAAGAACTTATTGCTTTAAAGAAAAGGCAGTTAAATCAAAACGATGAGGATGTAAATAATGCGATTGATGATGAATATAACTTGATTAAATATAGAGGGCCAGTATTTAATAGAGACGCTTCAGAAAAACAATTAATGGGTGGTGATAAAGCTAGCGTATATATTTATAAAAACCTTGGAGAACAAATAGACGGAGTTGTCTTTAATGATCCTGACAGTAATGTTTATAAAACATTTAATAATGTTATACAGTCAGTTTTAGATGAAAATATTTTTAATGATTTAGAAAAAGGAAATTATCCTAATGATCGTAAACCGTTTAACATAGACTATAGGGATGATGGTTCTGATAGGCTAATATTAGAGCTTGGTAAAGAAAAAATAATTTACCCACCATTACGATCAAGTTTAAAACAAGTTGATAATTACAAAACCAATCCAGAGTACGAACAAGTGCTTACGGTTGACGAAAAAATGATAACTGATGATGAACAAAAACTTCTAGATTCAGGAACTATTCCAAAAGGTTTTTATGGAATTGATACCTCAGGGAACGGAAAAATAGATAAAATTTTAAAAGGGTTAGGAGACTATAAGGAAGATGGTGCGGGTGCTAACAATAAGTATTATCACAACACTAAAGAAATGTTTGATTATGTTAAAAGAAATTTAATTATTCCAGCTGACAAAGATTTAAGACAATTACAAAAATCAAACTATGACGCTAAAGCTAATAAATCAAAAAGGAACAACCCTGAAGGAGAACTTGACTAAATGGAGAGATTAAAAAAACTATACGATGTATTACTTCGAGAGAAGTATTATACTAATTCTTTTGAAGAATTTCAAAAAAAATTTGAAGACCCAAAATATGTACAGAAAGTTTATGAGGTTGTAAAAAGAGATAAGCTCTATACTAAATCTTTTGAGGATTTTAATATGACTTATAACTTAAAAAAAAAAGACTCTTCCGAACCTACTGGGGATCAGGTGCCTATGGAATCTCCTTCACAACCAAGTCAGGATCCTTTTTCATCGGACTCTTCAAACGAACCAACAGCTCCGATAGACCCAACAACAGGACTTCCATTTAAAGACGATAACACACAAGTAGTAGAAGAAGATATTAGTATTGATAATGTTGGCGATGAAGATTTAGAAACTTTACCATCAAACTCAGACGAAAGGGATCAAACTAAAGAGCTATACAACAGAGGGGAATTTTTTATAGAAGGTTCTCAAGAAAAAGATACTTACTTAGAACAATTAGTAGGTAAAAATTCAGTAACAGATCTTATTGGAGATATATATCGTTCTGGTAAACAAGGGCTTATACAGGGTAACACTGCTGATGAGGCTGGTGCATTAATGCTTAGCGGTAGTGACGCTACTGATGAGCAGATAGAAGCTTTCTTACAGTCACAAGAGTCATTACAAAATCAAGGAACTACAGATGAGATGATGAATTTTAACAGAATTTATGATCAAGCTGATAATAAGTTTACTGGATTTTTAGAGGGTATTGTAAAAAACCCATCAGTTGTATTTCAGATTGGTGCACAAACAATTACACAATTACTCAATCCTGCATCGATAGGGGCTGGTGCCGCAACAATAGCAACTGGAGCAGCATATGGTGCTGGTACTGGAGCGATGGCTGGTGGAGTAGGAGCACTACCTGGGGCAGTTGCTGGTGCAATAGGCTCATTAAGAACAGCCTTTGCTGTGGCTTCAGGAACATTAGAGTCTACTCTTTCATTTGGTGAGTTTATAAAAGAAGAAATAGATAAAAGAGACGACTTAGAATTTAATGAAGATGGTATAAAAGCTATTTTAAATAATGAAGAAACTTTTAATAGAGTCTGGAAAAAATCTGTAGGAAGAGGTGCGGCTATTGGTATTATAGATAGATTGTCTTTAGGAATGGGTGGTCGATTGATAAAGGCAGGAAAATTAACTGGCAAAGCTGCTATAGGAACAAACTTAGCTGCCGAAATGATTGGTGGTGGAGTAGGTGAGTCAGCTGCTAGAGCATTGGTAGGGCAAGAGCAGGACGTTAGAGAAATAGGATTTGAAACTTTTGGTGGTATAGGTAAGGCACCAATAAGTTATGCTATTAATAAAGTAACAGACCCAGTTACTACTCCAATCAAAAAAGCAATGTTAAATAAAGCTGAAAGCTTTTTATTTCCACCAACGTATAAATTGATAGACGCACAAGGAGAGAGTGTTCCTCAAACCAAAGAAGATGTTGTTGATACTATTGACAATACAGACGATGTAACATTTATGGGGCTGAATTATACAATCTCAAATGATCCTGATTTGAAAAAAAGATACGATGCCAGAAAGATGCTTATCATTACAGGAGAAAATATAAGACAAAAATTAGAAGCAGCTGGTGTTAAGAACAATAAAAACATTGATAAGATTATTAGTTTAGAAATTGAAAAAAATAATTTTATAGGAGCTACAACAGAAGCTGGTAAAAAAAGATTAAAAGAAATAAAGGAAGAGATATCTAAACTAAGCGGTATTACAGATGAGGAAGTAAACACTAAAGACTCACCAGGGCCTTTAGTTGCTGGACTTGAAGGAGATGGAAGGCGTTCTGGAAGTGAGACCGTTGTTTTAAATGATGATGGAACAATAGTGATAAGTCCTTATGATAAATACTATCTTGGTGATAAAAACAGAAAGTATCCAGAGGGCCCAGGAACTTTCAAAGAAAAACAAAACACAGAGCGAAAATCAATAAAATCTTTATTAGGGGAAAGAAGCGGAAAAAGCGATAGAGTATATATTGTTGAAGATCAAGATAGTGGGGGAATTGATCCTTCATACAGTAAGCGTTATTTAGATAGTGCAAACGTCAGAACAAAAGACAAAGATGGTAAGTTAAATAATCAAGAGGCTAATGAAAAGGAATTGCTTACTAGAGCTGAAAATGCAGCTCTTGCCATGGCTAAACTTTTACCAGGAACTAATATTGTTTTACATAAAACAGAAAAAAGTTATGAGCGTTCTAGGGGTAATCCGTCAAAGAAATCTAACGCAAGGGGTCATTTTAAGCCAAGTAGTAATGACATTCATATTAATATGCCATTCGCTACCAAGGAAACAATTGCTCATGAAGTTTTTCATGCTTTATTATTTAATCAGTTTGCCAAGGCAGCTAATGTTACTAAAAATATGGCTAACACTTTAATGAATCAAATTAATGATCCAGAAATAAAAGAACAGATTGAAGATTTTATGGATTTATATACAGTTGAGTCAAACCCTAATATAGAAACTAAAGCACAAGAAAAAAGAGTTCAGCAGGAAGAAAAGTTAACTAAGTTTATGGGGCTGATTGCTGAAAACTTTGACACTTTTAATGCACCAGAGAAAAAAGAAGTA